CCAAAATGTAAACAGAAAATGCTAAAAATTTACACAAAGGGTGAAGCCGTTGTGTCTTTTTTGCTGAGAGATGCAAATGAGACGGCAAAATGTAGGAATTGTGGGCAAAAAATATCATATTCAGTGTCTAAAATCAAAAAGGGGGATAAATAATGGCAGGGATTCAAAAAATTAAAATACCAATTAAAAAGAGTGAACTTAATATACAAGCAATTATGCCATATTTACCTGATATTTATGAAAAGTTTTGTTCAAATAGAGACAAAATTCAAAAATTTTGGCAACTTTATGAGAATAAACACAATATTTTTGATAAAGAAAGGGCGTATGGTGACAATGCAAATATAAACAACATTGTTTCAACACCTCATTTGTGGGCAATGGTAAACTTTAAGAGTGGTTATGCTCTTGGAAACCCAAAAGAATATGCTCAAACTGAAGAAAATCAAACAGATGATATTAAATACCTTAACAAGTATGCAAAGTCTGTTAATCTTAGAAGTATTGATAAAAATGTTGCTGTTTGGGTATATGCTACTGGCGTTGGTTATTATTTTATTGAGCCAAAAGAAGAAGTGTATGATGCTGAAAGTGAAGCACCATTTAATGTGTTCTTAAGAGCATCTGACACTTGCGCAAAGATTTATAGTTCATATAATGGCGAAGAGGCTTTGTTTGATATTCTTGTAACTAGCATAAAGAAAAATATTAAAGGTAAAGAGAAAGATATTGTAGTAGTTTCTATTTATTTGCCAAATATGTATTATGAGTTTGAATACAATGAGGTTGTTCCAAAAGTATTCAAATTTGAAGAAAACAAGCCAAAAACAAAGGCTAGATATTATAATCGACTTCCATTGGTAGAAAAGTATGCTAATGAAAATAGAATTGGTATTGTAGAAATTGGTGAATCTTTACAGAATGCCATTGATAATATTTATTCTAACCAAGTTGATAATATTGAAGATATAGTTAATGAAATGCTTATTTTCAAGAACTGTATTTTAGGAAACTCACCAGAAGAGAAAGCACAAAACTTAATAAATGCTAGGAAAAATGGTGTTTTGGAAATTACAGACCCTAGTGAGAATAGGGAAGCCGATGTTAAAACACTTAGCACACAACTTAATCATAGTGACATCTTGACTTTAATGGAAAGTTTAAAGAATGAGTTATATGCTACTTGTGGTGTTCCTATTGCAGTGAGTGACACTTCAAATGGTGGAAACAAACAAGGTGCTTTACAGCTTGGAAATGGTTGGGAAAACTCTTATGATAGATTACTTGATGAAATTAACAGTTTCTTAATTGCAGACTATGAGTTGCTTGAAAAGATGTTGTTTATTTGCAAGAAATCTAAAAAATCAAAACTTAATGAACTTAATGCTAGTGAAATTGAGATTAAATATAATCCTAATATGACAGATAATATTCTTTCTAAGGCACAAGCATTACAAATCTTTGATAATTGTAATATTCCACCTGAATTGTATATTCAATGGGTTAGAATTTCAAATGATGCAGTCACTGCTGCTCAAATCATTAAAAAGTATCGTGAAAGTTTGGTTAAAGTTGAAAGTGAATCAAATAATGGTAATAACAACATTTAGTTGAGATTATACTACGGTAGGGAAATCGTATAACAAAGTTCGCAAAAATCTTCCACTTTTAGTGGCGTTAGGGAAAACGGAAATCGCAGGAGAATAGTTATGGAAAATAACGAACAAAATGTAGGAGTTGAAACTCCAAATGTGGAAACAACCACAACAACAAGTGCTTATGAAGCTGAAATCAAGAAACTTAAAGATGCACTTTCAAAATCTAATTCAGAAAATGCGGATTGGAAAAGAAAGTATAACTCAAAGTTGACTGAAGAAGAGCAAGGAAAAGCACTACAAGAAGAAAGAGAGGCTTATGTAAAGTCTTTGGAACAAAAAGTTGCAAAAACTGAATTAGGTGCTGAACTTTCAAAAAGCATTAAAGACGAAAAAGTTTTAAATGGTATTGTTGATGACCTTGTTGATGGAAATAATATTGATGCCATCAAAAAGATTAACAAATACATTGAAACAAAAGTTGCAGATGCTATTAAGGAACACGATGATAAACTTTTAAGAGATAATCCTGTTCCACCACCAACAAGCACAACAAACAACGGTGGGGTATCGAGAAAAGACTTCGATAAAATGTCTTACGCTGAAAGGGTAGCGTTCAAAGAAAAAAACCCTGAAACTTACAAAAAATATACAGAATAAAAAGGAGAATTAAAAATGGCACAACAAGGAGATAGAACATTCCTTACGAATATGGTTGACCCAGAAGTGCTTGCTGATATGGTATCAGGCAAAGTTGAAAAAATGATTAGGGTTACCCCATTCGCAAAAATTGATAACACATTAGTTGGTAGACCTGGTTCTACAGTTACAGTTCCATTCTATGGACACATTGGAAACGCAGTTGTAGTAGCAGAAGGAGAAGAAATTCCAGTTACTAAACTCACAACTAGCGTAAAATCTTACCAAATCCATAAAGTTGGTAAAGGTATCACTCTTACTGATGAAGCAGTATTAAGTGGATATGGCGACCCAGTTGGGGAAGGTGCAAGACAACTTGCTCAAGCAATCGCTCAAAAAATTGATACAGATGCAATCGATGCTCTCTATGAAGGAGACCAACACTTCCTTGCATCAGAAAAACTTAAATATACATCAATCGTTGATGGAATCGATGTATTCCAAGAAGAAATCAATGCTCCAAAGGTTATGTTTATTAACCCAGCACAGGTTTCAACATTAAGAAAAGATTCTCAATTCATCTCAGCTGACAAATATGGTGCAGCTAACAATGTTGTAATGTATGGTGAAATCGGAATGATTGCTAATACAAGAATCGTTGTTTCAAAGAGAGTTACAAAGAACGCAGCTTTCTATTACCCAGTATCAAGCACAACTGCTAACAAACTCGAAATCGTTGCTTCAGGTGCTTCAACTGGCGAAGTAAATCTTGCAGATGTAGAAGCAGCAGCTATCGGTGGATATGAACCAGAAGTTGGAGATTATGTTCTTCAAGCAGCAGCTGACACATACTACATCAACCCAATCGTAAGATTTGCTACAGAAAACGATGTGGATACAGGTATTCCTGCAATCACAATCTACACAAAGAGAGATACTTATGTAGAACCTGCAAGAGATGCAAGCAAGAAACAAACATCTTACTTTGCTGATAAACACTGTGTAGTTGCTCTTACAAATGCTGATGCAGTTGTATTGCTTTACGCTCAAGTTTAATTAAAATAAAACAAGGAGAAAGTTGATGGACATAGCACCAATTATAAAACAAAAATATTCATATTTGGAAGATAGTGAAGTTGAGTTATTTATTAACAAAGCAAAAGCTATTGCGATAGACCAACTATACCCAACTGACTTGTCTATCAACTATCTAACCTTTGATTGGAGTAATCCAAGATTTGATATGTGGATAGTAGATTGTGTAGATGAGTTAATTGAGAGAGTTGGCATTTCAAGTGTAACAAGTTATCGTGAAAACGGAATGAGTTGGACATTTGATAGAGCAGGTGTCAGTCAAGCATTACTTGATAGATTGCCAAGAAATGTTGGAATTATCAAATAGGAGGGTTATATGAAAAACGGAAGTGTAGTGTATCATTGCAAACGCATAAGCCCACCTAGTTCTGATGTAGAAGAATTTGACAAACCACAAAAATATGTTTTAAGACCTAGATATTTAACAATTCAACCATTTACTGGGAATATATACGATAATACTTTTGGTGAGTTTAGAGACTACACTGAAAAAGGTTGTGCGATACCTTATGAGTTTTGGGAAAACCAAATTAATGAGGGTGATAGATTTTATCTTAACACTGTTCCTAATGGGTTTGAAAGTGGCGAAGAGCCTGACTCAGGTTGGGGTTATGATGCCGATTATGTTGTAAATGCTGTGTCAAAACAAAATATTGCAATTTATTTCGCTCTAAAATCAATTTTGGAGAACTAATATGGCTACTAATTTAACTGGTTTAAATAATTTTAAGAAAAAGTTACAAAACTATTCTAATATTAACGCTAGTTTTACAAATTCAGTAGCCGAAGAAATTGCAAAGCGTGGTGTTCAAATTGCACAAGAAGAATATGCTGGAATGGACAAAGTAAATGTTTCATATGAAACAATGTCTGGTGGTAGAAGTAAAGTTGTAGCAAAAAGAAAAGGTTTAGCATATATTGAGTTTGGAACTGGTGATGTTGGTAAGGAATCAAACTATCCAACAGAGAATTTACCTAAACAAGGAGTTCCAATTACTGGTGAATGGAAATATTACTATTTGCCTAGTGATAGCAAAAAAACAATAAATGGTAAACGTGGCTGGATGCTTGGCTCAAACTTTATCACAGGTCGTTCGGCTGGTATGCAAATGTATAGAACATCAAAACGACTTAAAAACGAAATGATAAACATAGTTAAAAATAAAATAAGGGGAGATAGTGCTAATGTATAATTTTCTTGAAAGTATGAAAAACTACATTAAAGATGGCATTAATGATGCTGATATTCCTAAAACAAGTAATATTGAAGTGTATGATGCCGATACAAAAGGACATACTCCACAAAAAACTGAAATTCAGTTTAAAATAATGGACAACAGCGAAGTAGAAAGGTATAATACATTTAATGGAGCAAATATCTTTAGCATTCCATTACAAATCACAATATTTGCTTTTCAAACAAAAATCGCTGGTAAAATGACTTCTGCAAGACAATCAAGTATTATTCTTGCCGATAAAGTCAATAAATTGCTTAATGCCTTAGATGTTGTAAATTATAACTCAAATGTAAAAAGAGTTAGAATAATGACAACAACTCCAGCAATGCCATTTGAAGGTGGCGATAATGCA